TTTGATGGTATGGTTGAAGCATCTTTCACTCTTCAAGGTACAGGCGCACTTGCTGCTGCAACTGTTTAAAGGTGATTGATGTCATTAGGTGAACAGATAGCAGCTAGACGTGTAAAGGAAAGAAGAACTATTGAAGTTCCAGAATGGGGTGAAAACAATACTCCATTAATTCTTTATGCGAGTGCAATTACTGCAGGAGATATCAATAAGTTGCAGAGAAAGCATAAAAACTTTCTAAATGATATGACTGTAGATGGAATGGTTGATCTGATAATAATGAAAGCTGAAACCAAAGATGGTGAAAAAGCATTTACATTAGAAGATAAACGATTTTTAATGAGTGAAGATGTAAACATTGTTGCTAATTTATCTGCAAAAATGTTTGGTGAAACTGTTTCAGCAGAGGAACATGAAAAAAACTAAAAAGCGATTTGTTAAGGTTTAATTTATTATCTTTAGCAGATCGCTTGCACAAAACAATAGATGAAGTTGAACATTTAACTTTATCTGATATAAATGAGTGGCAAGCATATTTTAAGGTAGTAGAAGATGGCAGATCCAACAAGAATTAAAATTACTGCTCTTGATGCAACCAGAAATGCTTTTAGAAGTGTCACCAGAGGTTTAAAAGGAATAACTGGTGCAGTATTTAGTCTTAAAACTGGTTTAGTTGGATTAGCAGGTGTTGGTGGATTTGGTTTACTTGTTAAATCATCTTTGCAAAGCATTGACACTTTAGGAAAAACAGCAAGTAAATTAGGTGTTACAACTAAAGAATTAGGTGCATTAAGATTTGCAGCAGAAATATCTGGTGTTGAAATCAGAACTGTTGATATGGCAACTCAAAGATTTACTAGAAGATTAGCCGAAGCAGCTAATGGAACTGGTGAAGCAAAAGATGCATTAAAAGAATTAAATATAAATGCTAGTGAAATATCAAAATTACCTTTGCAAGAGCAAATGCTTAAATTATCAGATGCTTTTGCTAATGTTGAAAGTAGTTCTGAGAAAGTTAGATTAGCATTTAAATTGTTTGATAGTGAGGGTGTTGCATTCGTCAATATTCTTAAATTAGGTTCAGATGAATTAAGAAACTTATTCAAAGAAGCAGATGATTTAGGAATATTATTATCTGGATCAGCAGTTCAAGGTGTTGAAAAGGCTAATGATGCTGTTTTAAAGTTAAGTAAATTATTTAAAGGTATAACAGATCAAACAATGGCAGCTTTAGCTCCTGCCTTAGAATATTTAGCTACTATCTTAAAAGATAAAATATTAGATACTATTAAAGGTTCTAATGAAAATGTTAGTGCTTTTGGCAGAACTTTAGCAGGTGAATTTTTACAATCATTAAAAAATGTTGTTGTAGCTTTACAGGGTTTTTTAAATGGAATGGTAAAAGTTATGAATGCCATTATGACTTTCTCACCATTTACAAGAGATATTTTTAAAAACTTTGACCAATTAAAAGAAATTAATATCGATTTTACTAAAATGGATGAATTAATTAGGAGAGTGGGAACTAGGCAAAAAGAAATTAAAATTGATACAGATAATGCAAATAAATCATTTTCCACAATGCAACAAATATTTAATGGATTAAAGGGTGGTTTAGATAAATATACACAAGGAATTAAAACATTAGATCTTTCATTGGCTGATATAACAAACAAAGGATTAAAATCTTTTGAAGACAGTTTATTAAGTATATTTGATAAAACCAAAACTGTAAAAGAAGCATTTAGTGATATGGCTAGGTCAATAATCTCTGATTTAATTAGAATGGCTATTCAACAACAAATTACTAAGCCTTTATTTGGTGCATTAAGTGGAATGTTTGGTGGAAGCACATCATCTGCTCCAATACCGGGAAAAGCTATAGGTGGATCTGTACAAGCTAATAAACCCTATATGGTAGGTGAAAGAGGTGCAGAGTTATTTGTTCCTAGCAGAAGTGGTTCAGTAGTACCTAATAATCAATTAAGTTCTGGTGGTGGTGTTACAATTAATCAAACCATTAATGTAACTACAGGTGTTCAGCAAACTGTTAGAACAGAGATTGCCAACCTAATGCCTAGAATAGCACAAGCATCTAAACAAGCAGTCCTAGAAAGTAGGCAGAGGGGTGGTTCATTCGCAACTGCTTTTGGTGGTTAATAATGGCTATATCTTATCCACTAGCAACACCTACTAATAAAACAATCCAACAAGTTGCATTTTTTGCTAGAAATACAGTTGCAATATCTCAATCACCTTTTACCTATTCGCAACAAGTGCATAAATGGACAGGTCAAAGATGGGAAGCTGATATTACACTTCCACCTATGAAAAGAGCAGATGCAGAAGAATGGATATCTTTTTTAGTTAGTTTAAAGGGTTCATATGGAACATTTTTATTAGGTGATCCATCTGCTGTAACACCTAGAGGAACTGCATCAAGTTCTCCCGGCACACCTGTAGTAAATGGTGCTAGTCAAACAGGGGATCAGTTAGTTATTGATGGTGCAACTGCAAGTCAAACAGGATATTTAAAAGCAGGTGATTATATTCAATTAGGTTCTGGAGCATCTGCAAAATTTCACAAGGTTTTACAAGATGCTAATTCGGATGGTTCTGGAAATGTAACTTTAACAATATTCCCAGATTTAAGATCATCACCTGCAGATGATGCAACTGTAGTTGTTACAAATGCTAAAGGTGTTTTCAGATTAAATGAGAATGTTGTTAATTGGAATGTTAATGAAGCATCTATTTATGGAATAACATTTGGTGCTATAGAAAGTTTATAAATGACTAGATCAATCACTTCAAATATGTTGACACAGTTATCAGCTAAAGAAGTTGAATTGTTTTTGGCAATAAAATTAAACTTTGATAGTGGAACAATAGCATTATGGACAGGTTATGGTGATATAACTTTTGGTTCACAATTATATACTGGTGCAGGTACATTATTAGGTTTTAGTGTAGTTGAAGAAACTGCTGAAATAGCTGCTAGAGGTGCGCAAGTTACTTTAGATGGAATAGAAACATCAATCGTTTCATTAGCTTTGACTGAAAGCTATCAAGGTAGACAAGCATTAATATATTTAGGTGCATTATCATCTGGTGCAGTTGTCGCTGATCCTACATTAATATTTGATGGTCGAATGGATGTTATGACTATTGAAGATAGTGGTGAAACTTGCACAATTTCATTGACATTAGAAAATAGATTAATTGATTTAGAAAGAGCTAGAGTGAGAAGATACACACCAGAAGATCAAAAGATTAATTTCCCAAATGATAAAGGTTTAGATTTTGTTTCAGATTTAACAGATAAAGTGGTGCAATGGGGTGGAAACTAGAGTTTCAAATTGGGAAAATCTTTTAGTTAAATATTTAGAAGATTGCAGAGATAAACCTTTTAAATGGGGAGAACATGATTGTGCTTTATTTACTGCTAAATGGGAAAAGATATTAACTAACAATTCAAGATTTTCTGAATTTTTCAATAAATATAAAACTGCATTAGGTTCTTTTAGGGCATTAAAGAAATATGGTAAAGGTGATCTTGTTAATACAGTAGATGCTAAGTTAGAAAAAATTGACAAGAAAAAAATTACTAGAGGTGATATAGTAAGTGTAAATACAAATGAGGGTATTGCTTTGGGTATTTATACAGGTAATAAAATTGCAGTTGTTAGTTTAGATGGATTAATATTTTTATCGCTAGATGATGCGATAGATTGTTGGAGAATATAGTATGCCACCAGTAGTCGTAGGAGCAGCCGTAGGTGCAGCCATATCAACAGCTGCTACTTATTATACTGTAGGATTAGCAGTTGGTGCTACCATTACATCAACATTTGCAACAAGTTTTGCTATATCTTTAGCAGGAAGTGTTGCATTAAGTGCATTATCTGGAAAGCCTAGTGGAAGTTTTGGCGCACAATCATCTGCATCTTTAAATAGAGATCAAATGATAAAACAAGCGATAACTAATCGCAGAGTTATCTATGGAACTGCAAAAGTTGCAGGACCTCTTGTTTTTATGGAAACAACTGATAATAATAAATATTTACATATGGTTATAGCTTTAGCTTCTCATCAAATTGCAAATGTAAGTAAATTTTATATAGATGATGTTGAAGTTGAAACTGATATTTATGGTTTTGTGGGTGGAGATTTTAAAAATAAAGCTAGAATTTTTTGGGCAAATGGTAGTGATGACCAAGTAGCAAATGGTAATTTAGTTTCAGAAAGTGGTGGTTTGTGGACTAATGACCATAGATTGCAAGGAATTGCATATTTATATGTTAGATTAGAATTTGACCAAGATGTTTTCCCAAATGGCATTCCAAATATATCTGCATTGGTTCACGGAAAAAGAGTTTATGATCCGAGAGATGCCACAACAGAATTATCAACTAATCCTGCATTATGCATAAGGGATTATTTATTAGATACTGATTATGGTTTGGGAGTAAGTTCATCAGAAATAAATGAAACAAGTTTTACAAATGCAGCTAATGTTTGTGATGAATTAGTTACTTTATCAAGTGACGAAAGGGTA